ATCTTTGTAGGCTGCGCTTACACAGACCCATCAACAAACCAAAAGACGTTTAACCAACAATTCCCAGCATCTACGGCTGCTGACGATATCGTTGCTTACGTTGTTGACGATCCTAAGTTGTTGTTCCGTATGCAGGGTGATGAGGCTATTGCTCAAACCGGCCTTGGAAACAACATCTCAGCGGTTAACACTGCTGGATCAACCTCAATCGGTCGAAGCAAGAACGCCCTAGACGGCGGCTCTATCGCTACGACTAATACACTACCACTGCGTGTCGTTGATTTCGTAGATGGCCCATCAAGCACCGTAGGTGATGCATTCACAGATTGCATCGTTACCTATCTGCCCTTGAGCCACGCTTACGAAACCAAGCTCGGCGTATAAGGAGAATTAGGCAATGGCAATTTCAAGAGCGCAAATGCTTAAAGAACTCCTGCCTGGGCTTAACGCCCTGTTTGGTTTGGAGTACGAAAAATACGAAGACGAGCACACTCTCATTTATGAGACAGAAAGCTCTGATCGTTCATTCGAGGAAGAGGTAAAGCTGTCAGGCTTTGCAGCGGCTCCTGTTAAGGCAGAAGGTGCAGCAACGAGCTATGACTCAGCGCAAGAGTCTTTCACCGCTCGGTACAATCACGAAACCATTTCGATGGGCTTTGCGATCACCGAGGAAGCGATGGAAGACAATTTGTACGATTCTCTTTCGGCTCGTTACACCAAGGCGCTTTCTCGCGCTATGGCGTACACGAAGCAAGTCAAAGCAGCTAACTCGCTGAACAATGGCTTCACCAGCTTCCAGTCTGGAGACGGTGTTACCCTGTTCAACGCTTCGCATCCATTAGTGAATGGTGGCACCAATGCCAACCGTCCATCTACTGGCGCTGACTTGAACGAAACATCTTTGGAAAATGCAATCATTGAGATCGCTGCTTTCACTGATGAGCGAGGTCTACTGATTGCAGCACGTCCTCGTCGTTTGATCGTACCACCCGCTTTGATGTTTACAGCAGATCGTCTGCTCGAAACCACTCAGCGTGTTGGCACTGCTGACAACGACATCAATGCCATCCGTAACATGGGTGCGATCCCAGAAGGTTACGCCGTCAATCATTACCTGACTGACAGCAACGCTTTCTTCTTGATCACCGATGTGCCGAATGGCATGAAGATGTTCGAGCGTACTCCGCTTGAAACGTCTATGGATGGCGACTTCGACACTGGTAACGTGCGCTATAAAGCGCGTGAGCGATACTCGTTCGGCGTATCTGACCCCTTGGGCATTTACGGATCGCCTGGCTCTAGCTAGAGCCTTTTTGGGGGTGGCCTCTAGGGGCCACCTCTTTTATCCTGACCGAATGTTCCATGTGGAACAATTGGACTAACCCAGACAGGAGACTACAATGGGTACTACTACTTTCACTGGTGCGGTTCGCTCTGAAAGCACCTTCAAAACCGTAAGCAAAGACAGCACCTCTGGTGCGATTACTGAGGTTGCAACTATTGGTGACGGCCCTGTAAGCCTAGCTGACGGCAATATTACGATTACTAATGCCACGCATAGCGGCAGAACCATACTTGTCCCAGATGGCGGTCAAGACAACACTTACACCTTACCTGCGCCAATCGCCGGTTCTGTGTTTCGGTTTGTTTACGCTGGCGGCGCTGCTGATGCGACTGACGCAATCATCGTCACCCCAGGAAACACTAACTTTTATATTGGCGGTGTTACGTTCTTAGACACTGACAATGAAATTAGCGCAGTGTTTTCTGACGGAAACTCAAATAGCAGCATTCAGTTAAATGTCCCTGCTGGATTTGATGTAACGATTGTTGGTTTGAACACCACCAATTATCAGATCTTTGGCACGGTCACTGGTGCAACTGCACCTGCGTTTGCTGATCAATAATAGGAGGCAGTCATGGCTGATGCTGTAGCTACACAAACCATACAGGATGATGGCAACACAGCCATCTTCCGCTTCACTAATGTGAGCGATGGATCAGGCGAATCTGCTGTTACTAAGATTGATGTTTCTGCATTGGCTGATGACCCTATGACTGGAGCGGCCTGTACGAAAGTTTCAATACAAAAGATTTACTACTCAACCATTGGGATGGGTGTGAAGATTTTATTTGATGCAACGACAGACGTTCTGGCTTGGCAGCTAAATGCTGATTGGTCTGATACGCTAGACTTCACTGACTTCACTGGTATACCCAACAACGCTGGGTCTGGTGTCACGGGTGACATACAGTTTACGACTGTTGGTCACTCTAGCGGTGATGTATACAACATAGTTATGCAGGTTCGGAAGCACTTCTAAGATGGCCGAGAAAAAGAAGAGTAAGTCTCGAGTTAACGAAGCTGGCAACTATACGAAGCCAGCTTTACGCAAGAGGCTGTTCAATCAGATCAAGGCTAGTGGTAAAGGCGGTAAGCCTGGTCAGTGGTCTGCGCGTAAAGCGCAGATGCTGGCTAAACGTTACAAAGAATCTGGTGGGGGTTATAGAGACTAATGGCCCTGAAGAAATCTCAGAAATCGTTAAAGAAGTGGACTAAGCAAGAATGGGGCACCAAGTCTGGTAAACCATCAACTCAAGGCAAAAAGGCGACAGGTGAAAGGTATCTCCCGAAGAAGGCTCGAAAGGCTCTATCAGACAAGGAGTACGCTGCCACTTCCAAGAAGAAACGAGAAGACACCAAGAAGGGAAAGCAGCACTCAAAGCAGCCCAAGAAGATAGCCAAAAAGACAGCGAGGCATCGTAAATGAGTTTGACCGATGCAGAGAAGAACCGGCTAAAAAAAGTCGGTCTTAGTGGGCTGAACAAGCCAAAGCGCACACCCAAGCATCCGTCTAAGAAGGCGGTTGTTGCTGTTAGGGATGGCGAAAAGATGAAGATCATTCGGTTTGGTGATCAAAAGATGGGGCATAATTATTCAGCAGAAGCGCGTAAAAGCTTCAAAGCCCGTCATGGCAAAAACATTAAAAAGGGCAAGACATCAGCCGCATACTGGGCTAACAAGGTGTTTTGGTCTGGCAAAGGTGGAAGCACTAAAAGTCCACCCAAGTCACAAAAACAAAAGTTTGGCAGAGACTGATGGCAATTAGTCGAGCACAAGAAGGTAAGCAGATTAAGAATGCGCCAGCAAAGAAAAAGCGTGTTCCTAAAAAGAAGCTAAAGGCTAGGAGGCCGTAATGGGGTTAAAACTTTCAGACGTTTCGCCAATCGCATCGCTAGTGAAAGGCGAAGGGATTATGGAGTACGCGGGCGTTCTTCCTGCTTACTTGACTGAAAAGCGTAAAAAGAAAAAGGCGCGTAAAGAAGAAGACCGATTGGCTTCTGAGGCCGCCGAAGCTGATCGTATGGAAAAGATCATGTCTGGTTCAACTAAGATGAGAGCCGGAGGCAAGACGCGCACAAAGCCGATTGATGGTATGGCTATCAAGGGCAAGACCCGTGGAAGAATTATTTAGATGGCTACTAGCGGCACATTCTCATTCAACCTAGATCTTGCTGATTCAATGGAAGAGGCTTTTGAGCGAGCAGGCTTAGAGCTTCGTAGTGGGTATGACTATAAGACCGCTAGGCGCAGCCTCAATCTAATGATGCTGGAGTGGCAGAACAGAGGGCTGAACCTTTGGTCTGTAGATTTCGCTACACAAGCACTTACCGCTGGCACAAATCAGTACACCCTAGACGGCAAGGTTCTGGACATAATTGAAGCTTTTGTCAGGACGAATGCGGGAGAGGTTAATCAGCAGTTTGATCAGTCGATGACTCGAATCTCTGTAAGCCAGTACTCGAATCTTTCAAACAAGCTTACGCAAAGCAAGCCGTTGCAGTACTACGTTGAGCGGAATGTTGATTCCATAACAATCAATGTGTGGCCCACACCTGATGATCAAGAGACCTATCAGTTTGGTTACTACTACATGGAGCGTGTTGAAGATGCTGGTAACTCGGCGGCAAACAACATAGATGTTCCTGCTCGATTCTTGCCTTGCTTGGTTAGTGGGTTGGCGTATCAGTTAAGCATGAAGTACCCGTCAGCGGGCGCTAGAGCGCAAGCCTTAAAGGCTGACTACGAAGAGCAATGGACGCTCGCTTCAGACTCGGATCGTAACAAAGCGTCACTATATGTCTCTCCTGGAGGATATTCGTTTTGAGTTCATACACTAGAGGTAAGTACGCTTTCGGTTACTGCGACATGACTGGTTTTAGGTATCCGCTCAAGGACTTGGTTCCTGAGATTGTGAACCAGCGACCTACAGGATTTTTGGTAGGCAAAGATGTTGTTGATCCAGATCAGCCTCAGTTGCAGTTAGGCAAGGTGAGGGTTGATGATCCTAGAGCACTAAGAAACCCAAGACCGGACAGGGGGTTAGATGAGAGCCGAATACTGTCTTCGTTTAATCCAGTGGGGCAAGTTGGCTTAGATTGTTCGGGTCATGTGGGTATCGTTACAGTGGTGACAAGCTAATGGCGTGGACATTTACAACCCTAAAGACGGCGATACAAGATTACCTTGAGACAAACGAAACAACGCTTGTTACAAATCTTCCGACAATAATCACGCAAGCAGAGGAGCGGATTCTTAAATCTGTTCAGTT